CTTGATCCAATCTTTCATCTGCCAGTCACTCCACTCTTTAATGTGTGACCATAGATCTTTTAGTAAGTTCATAGAACCTCCTTTGTTAAACTGCGAATTATACTATTTTACGCCTTTAAAAGCTACTTTTTTAATTTGCGCATTGCTTGTCTGACCTTTTGGACCTGCACCTTTGTTGTTTTTTACAACGAAAGAGGGAAAAGTCATTGCTGCATCCGATCCAACTTTCATTGTTGGAAAAGGATTTTTTGCAGAGACAGTAGTCATTTTTGCATTTTTAAATTTCATTTTTTTGCCTTTTTTTTGCCTTTTTTCTTTTTAATAACCCCTCTAGCCATTAAAATATCTTTTTTGGTAACTTTACCATCACCACTTAAATCAGGAAACTTTTTTTTCTTTTTCATTTTCTTAATGTATAGTTGGTTTTAAAAGATTTAGCAAGTCTCTTGCATTATGATTTAAAATATTATCATACTCTTGCTCGGTAAGGTTGTTGTGATACAACATTTTAGCTACACCCATCATTGCACCCGCTAAAAGTATCTGATCTTCTTGACTTGTTACACCTGTATCAGCAAAAGTCATTAACTCAGTAAAATATTCCTGTAATTTAACTGTTGCGCTTGTCATTTTGTTTTTCTAGATTAACATTCGCACGTAATTGTGCAATATCTTCGTTAGAATCTATCTTATCTTGTGCTATTTTTGCACTTTGGTTAAGTTTTGCACCCTCTAAATCAAGTTTTTGTTGATCATTTTGTGCTTTTCTTTGAATATCTTGTGATTTTAGCTGTAATTCTTGCTGTTTTAGCTCAACAAGTGGGTCTGAACCCTGTGCTGCCATTGCTTCTTGCTCTTCAACGAACATTTCTTCAATATATTCTGTAACTTTAGTCGCAACTTGACGTTCAACTTCTTCTTGGAACTGTGCTTGTAGATCTGGTGGTAGTTGTCCGCCAAATTTTCTTGCTTCTTGTTCAATAAGAGGAGCATTTTCTGCCTCTATTTGTTCTCTTGCTAATAAAGAAACATGTTCCATGATATGTGCTTGTAATAAAATGGTTGCTTGAGGATTTGAGCGTACCAACATAGAAGACATAAATGTTCTGTGAGCATCAATATGTGCTTGATGATCTTGTTGTCTAAATGCAAGTAATTTTTGTCCAAGTAATGAATCAGCATTCTCTAAACCAGGATCTTTTGGTGCTGGTGGTTTTGGTGGAGGAAGAATAGCGTCTATATCTTTTACACCAAGTGATTGATACATTCTTTTATAGGCTTCATATAGGTTATGAGACTTAGGATCTGATTGTGCCATTTGTAATTGTGTTTGTGCCAACGTAACACGTTGAGACATAGAAAATATGTTCGGATCAGACACTGGCATGATGTCAACACGTTCATCGAAATCAGATGTTTTAATACTCGGTACAGCGTTATCATTTAATGTGTATGGATACTGAGGAGGTAAAAAATCTCTAAATACTTTTGCAAGTAAATTAAATTCTGTTTTTTGTGCATAGTGTAATCTTTTATGTATTGCACTCATAACTCTTGATCCTCTTTCGATCAAAGCCATCGTCGTTCCAACAGGAGCGTTAGCTGCTACACTATCACCTATTTTTTGATCAGCAATAGAAGCAAAACGTTGTCCTGCTTGTACAACAAATCCTAGTAACTGAAATAAAGTTTGATCAGCACCTTTGTAAGGTAAAGGCATTAGTCCTGCACGTAAGTCACCACTTGGTGCATCTACATCTCTAAACTCACCAGGTTGTATTGGAGAATCATCATCAGCAATACGTAAACCTCTAGCCTTAAAGCCTGCTGGTAAATTTGCTAATGTGCCTGCATCAAGAAGTTGTCGAAGAGCTGCTGTTGCTGTTCTTGATAAACCACCAAGCATATGAATTAACCCATAGCCATAAAAACCTAAACCAGGTAAAAATTTGTAATGAACAAAATATTGTTTTTTCTTTTTTAAAGAATCTTTTTCATCATAGTTTCTGTACACCGATAAAATATTGCCAGAGCCTTCATCAATAGTAACAATATAAGGAAGTTTAATTCCATCAGGATCTTCAAAACTTGGTAAATCTAAATCACAGTGTATTTCTAGTAAAGTATATTGATCGTTTTTATAACCACTACCTGTTTCCCTTACACCATCCATTCTGTTAACTTCAGTTTGAATACTGCTTGTATCAGAATTGGTATATTCCTCTAAGTCTACATCACGATAAAAACCTGTTACTTGTAGTTTACGAATGTCGTTTTCTGTTCTTTTTAAAACATGTGTAACACGTTCCGCTGTCGCTAAATCAGTTGCTGTGTAAGGAACAATTAATTCTTCACTGGGGATAAACTTTGATACAGCTCTTCCCATTGTAGAATCATAGTATACCTTTTTAAAACTAGAGCCTGATAAAGGTAAATAGAAAAGCATTTGATCTAAATCAGGATCAAAGTCTTCCATAACATGCATGATTTGATAATTCATGAAGTCCTGCACGCGCTGTGCTTGTTGTTCTTTTTGAGGATCGGCTTTGCCAATAAGTTGTGTTCTTACAGGGCCATTAGCAGGTAATAATTCTTTATAGGCTTGCGCTTGAAACTGTGTAACAGTCTCTGACAATAAAGGATGCGTTACACCGCTTGCTCCTTGAAAAGGTTGTGATCTATCTTCATATTTAAATCCAAGTAGTTTTAATCCTTTTGCGTAAGCGTCATACCACTCTTCTCGAGAGGAACTATCTTCTTTATACTCACCAATCAAATCAGATGAAATATTTTGCAAATCTTTTTCATCAATATATTCGGCTAAGTTAGAATCAAATTCTACTTCCATTTGTTCATCGACTGGATTAATTAACGCTCCACCATCTTCTGTCATTTCAATGTTTTCAACTGTTAGTTGATCTTCGGGTGTTTCAATAGTAACAGATTCTGCTTCTAATTCTGTTGGTTCCCCTGTAATTCTTCTATCTACGGCCATTCTTATACCTCAAATATATCAATATGCTCGACAAGTCCACCTTGCGCTTTGTGTGTTTTATATGGTTCTAACATCTCAGGAGTAATTTTAATAGCAAAAACTGGCTCCATGTCTTTTTTGTTGGGTATGGAAATAGGCTGAATTCTGTAATTTGGATTTGATACAAGTAGTTCTCTTGCTTGATCTTCATTGGTTAAGGTTGCTACCATGTTACCATTCTGATCAGTGACACGATATTGTGTTGCTCCTTTTCCACTTTTTAATTGTACAGGCATGGTAATAATTTCTGAATTATTACTTTGTGCTTGTTTCTTTAAAATCTTTTCTAGCGTCGAGGTATAGTGTTTTCCGCTTTCATCAACAGCATTAGGACCGCCATAAAACTCGTCCATACCAATACCTTTGTATTGTGAATCTCTAAATTCACCATTTCTTTTAAAAATATCAAAGCGTCGTTGTTTATCAGCTGCTCTCTCGGCTGCTGGTGTCGAAGCATCTCCTTTAAAATTATATCGGTTACTGACATATTTTGATGGTGACACCGCATAATACGATGACGCATCAGGATCTTTTAAGACAAACTTTCTGTATGCTAGTTCGTAGAGATCTTTTTTAATTAACGCATCTGCCCACTCGTCTCTATTCTTAAATGGTAAATCAGGAAAGAGTCCTGCCATTGTATTAGAGTCAACGGATAATACTTCATCTAACATGTTATTAATATTATCATTCAACAATCCTGCTAAACGATCTATTTCTGGTTGATCTATTTCTCTTGTTGCAATGTAGTTATTGACAATATCATCCACCTCCGTTTCTAGTTTATTAATACGTTCTGCTATAACGTTTACTTCACCCTCTGTTTTCGTCAGCGGCCTAAAGACGGATTTATTTTTTTCATAGAAATCTATTGTTGCTTGCGCTACGCGGTTTAATCCTTCTAAATTTGTATTTGCTGCCCCTTCTTCTTGTATTTTTTTAAGGGCCGCGGCCAGTTGTTGTTTACGCCCTGCCGCTGCTTGTAATAAATCCGATTGTATCTCATCGGCAAATGTTACACGAACCACGCCGCTCGGATCAACGCCCGATGCCTTGGTTATCTGTTCTTGTAACGCGTTATTCTTAACAACGAGCTCATCCATTTGATTAACTAGACCTGGGCTTATTTCATCTAATTGGTCAGCATATTTTGCTATGACAGATAGTTTGGGAGTATCAGAACCAAAATCAATCATTATGTCATTAATGTCCGCTTGACTCATTCCTCGTTGATTAGCTAATCGTTCTATTTTACTTCTAGCCTCCGCATATAAACCTTGCAAACTTCGGTCATTTTTTGTTTTTTCTTTTGTGAGTTTACTTACATTTATTTTTGTTTGTGGTCCTTCTACCTTTGGCGGCACAAATCCATAACGGTCCGAGAGCCGCGTCCAACCGACAATGTAAGTATCTTCTTCATTTGGTATACCGAATTCATGACGCTGTATAGTCTCTCCACCAAACATGGACTGCGGATAATTGCCTGTGTCACCTGGTAATTTATCTCTGTTAATATATAAAACTCTCTCACGTTGTGTATCTGGTATTGAACCTGGCTCAAAGTATCCTGTGTACCGTGTTCTTTTCTCGCCATTTGGATTGATGATCTCGGACCCCGAGCCTGTTGCGTGTACTCGCATACCGCTGATCGGTGCTGATCTAACTTGTGAAAGAATTTCTGTTTTAGGTATAGGAGAAGCATCATCATATAATTTAAGAAGGGCCGCGATACGATAATCGTCGACCTCGGATTTTTTAATTCTGTTCTTGTTTAAGAAATCAAGGACCTCTTGTTTGTTTGCAAACTCTTCTGGAGCATTTGTCATCGCACGTTCTATGTCTGAATAGAATACAGACGTCATTGGTTGTTGTGTTATTGGTGTAACCTCAACAGGCATTGTTGGATCTAATTCTACTTGTTCATTAGGTGTAGGATCAAATATATCTTCCTCTGCTCTTTTAGCTTTTTCTGTTTCTAAACTCTGTGTTTGTTTCTTTGTTGGATTTGATAATTTTTCTTTTGGTGTTGGTATTGGTGCAACCTCATTAACAGGTGCTTTACCAAAAGCTTTAAAGAGAGGTAACATAAGATTTGCTGTTTCATATGATCCTTCGGGTAAAGAATCTTCTGGCGTTTCAAAGATATCGAGGTCCTCGGTTACCTCTCCACCGTAAGCAAAACCTCTTTTTTTAACGTCTTTTTTTAAATCAGTTAAACTTTCAGGACCTTTACCAAAAAATACCAATCTGTCTTTTGTAGGATCATAAAACATTGTTTCTAATTTTAATTCTTTTAATTGCTTTTCTAATGTTGATATATTTTTATTTATAGACTCTAATGTTTTCTTTTTCTCTGGTAAAGGTAATATTAATTCTTCATTAAAAGTCCATGCTCCTCCTAAATTTTTTTTATTCGGTTTAAATTCATATCCCAATACTTTATACTTATCTATTAAATTACTTACAATTGCTGCACCAATAGCTTTATGTTTCATGTTTCTGTCCTGAGTAGAAAAAACTTGTGGTTTAGTAGGATCCATATCTTCTAATCTACCTAATTTTACTGTAGCCATTAAGTCTTGAGGTATCATTTCATAAATAGAAAAATCTCTTGGTGTATTAAATTTTCCAGGTAAAACTTTAACAGCACTTTGTTCTAAAGCATGTGATTTAATTAATTTTTCTTTTTCAAATATTTTTTTAATAACAGGATTACTTGCTAATCTTTCCATTTCAGAATCAGTTTTTCTTTGTGTCGCTTTTTTATACAAGCTAGCATTTCCGTCATGACGAATATTTTTTATTGTTTTTATTTTTCCAGCTCCTGCTATATCAGCAGCACGTCGATCTCCTTTTTGAGCAGCATTAATAGAAACGGTATCAGGATCAGTTCCTAACTCTTCTAGTAATTCTTTTGCTGTAGATAAGCCACCTGGATTTGATGCCATGGCATCATTAACTGCAATAGATGCAGGTTTTATTTTTTCTCCCATTGGATCTTTCGGAGGAGAGGTGTAATCAATATCTTGATCTAAATAATAAGATCCAAAAAATTTATTATTTTTTGTATCAGGAGAAACTATAGCTCCTACACCAAGTTTGTCTTTTGCTTCATCAGACAACTCTTCAATATCTTTTGCACCTGCATACTCATCAATTAGTTTAGGATCTGATACAACTGCTTTTGTTGCAAGACTAGCGGCAGCTTCTTCTGACACACCTTTTTTCGATAACATTTTTATAATATTATTATATGCTCCTTTAGCTAATACTTTTCCACCTGCATACACACCACCTAAATCCAAAGCTAAAAGAGAAGCTTCTAACCCATCAAGGGGTGTAATAGGCTCACCTAATTCCGCTTTTGCAAAAGTTTTTGGAATATTTTCTCCAATACCATACTGACCAATCATGTACATAATGTTACCACCTGGTAACATCTGTCTGGTCAGTGGGCCGAGTTCCTTGAGTCGTTCACTAAAATCATACACTTTATCGGTTCCTTGAGCTATGGCTCTGTACATAGGGCTAAGAAATTTAGGATAATTAGTTCCTGGCGTTGTCATAAATTCGCCTAATTTTTCAAAACCTGAATCCATATCCACTACATCTTTTGATGGTGGTAACGCCTCGTCAATTTCAAAAATATCTATATCTTCGTATTGATCCATTAATAATACTCTCTCGGTTCAATGTATCGTGGTTCATCCACATAATCAGACTCTAGACTGATAAAATTACCTTGTCTAAATCGCAACAACGCTTGTGTTGTTGAATCGACTAAATCGTCATGCTCACCATAAGGGAAAGCGGCACATTCTTCAATAACTTCTTCTGCCCAACGTTCGTCAGGAGCCCATACTTGTCCC